TTGGATCAATATAGGCCCACGCAGTGACCGTAAACTTCGAAGAAACCATATTGGAAAAGCGAGCTACTATTATTGACTGGATGACACTATCAGACCCGTTAAAGTACATCGCAGAGTAACCATCCTTAGATGTCCATGTGCAGTTAGAATAAGTGGCAAGGCCTGAGGATTCATACCCTTCACTGTAGATGCGGCCCCGATTCCGTATGAGGTACGAGGATAACGGGGGTTCGCTGAGATAATCGATTAATAATGCTCCAGTGTACTCTTGCTGGGCATAGGAGTGGACTGGCTTCATATTATAAGTCCTGGGGTGATTTAAACGAGTTAAACAGAAATCATCCATCCAGACAGTCCCTGAGAAGCCATCAGAACTCCCACCGAAGTTGAAGTAGACATTATTTAATCCTATCTGGGATGTTGTTGTCACAACTAAGGACTCTGATCCACTATCAGGCTTGCGGTAGAAGGATAATTTACCGTTCTGGAATCGTATCCTCCATGTTGATGCCTCATTCCCAGTCATACTCCACAGAGGTGCCCATTTATGGTCAATGACTTTCATTGTGTAAGTTGATGGGGCGGTGAACTTATATTCCACTTTATAGTGTGTGGTAGTATCCTGTCTCAGGAGTAGAGTCCATGTACAGGTCTGGTTAGGGTTTTCTATCCCCGACATCCATGCCCTTATCTCCCAGTCACCAGCAGGTAGAGGGTAAACAACCCCTCCATTATACGCCCCATTTCCAGTGTATTGGATCCTGAGCTTCCCATTATATGATTGGATATAATCTGACAATGTCCCACTATTCACCCATTTAGCCCACTCCGAACGAATCGCTGAGTCAAAACTATCACTGAATATCAATGGGTTCTTGTGGTTCACATACCCGAGGAGATTGCCGTCTTTTTGGATTCCGTTAAATAGGTTTTGTTTCATATTATCATACTCCATATGCTCGTTTCTCACGGCTTATAGCATCACCAATAACCTTTAATAATCGTGATCTGAACAGTTCATCCTCTAATAAGTTCCTTTTAACCTTATCAGGGATTTCAGCCTCTTTCAAGGCCTGTGTGACAGTTTCCTTAGAAACGCTACCAGACGCTTTAACTTCGATATTGAAGGACAGGTCATGTCTTAAATTAACATCAACTGTCCTTGTTGTCTCCTTTGGTTTGAATAAGCGTTCTATCTCAGCTGATGATGTAGGCCCGCCATATCCACTAACCTTGGGGCTTGTCCACCCGTATCCTGCTTGGAAAGCCGTTGTATCCATCCATATGCCCGCCACACGTGCAGCGCAGTGAGGAATGCCTGCCCATGAAAGTCCACATGACACCCCGCAGGGAAGCCCGAAGAGGCTTGCATATTCACAAATAACCCTCGCACCATCGTAACAATTGAAAGCACCCCTTGCAAGCAAAGCAGCAGCCGAAAGACCAGTACTACCATAGTAAAATGAGTAACGGGTTCTTCCTATCAAGGCAGCCATCAAAGCCATGAAACCAACCAAATTCCCTGCAAGGCCTCTGGGTGGCCATTGCACGAAATCGCCCGCTTTAAGGTTTAGTCCGGGGACTATGCTAACCCTGTAAGCGTCGATTGTCTTGTTAATCCATCTTATCCACTGTGGACTGTAGTCCCATCCTCCAAATCCTTTTTCTGGGGATCTGAGGTATTTTCTTAATTCTGAGGCGATTCTAAGATCCCTAATAGACCCTCTCAAGTTCGCTGGGTCTGGTAGTGTTATAGGCCTATTACGCTCACCAGAAACAGGCATAGGCCCAAAACCTAAGCCTAAACTTGTTGGAATCGATTTCCTCAATGAAGGGCCACAAGATCTGCAAATAGGCCCTCCAGCACCGGGCCCTCCAGCACCCGGATTCCTGACAAGATTGTAAAACCGACGTATGTTAGCCGATAACGTGTTAATATGACTTGTGACCTTTGATTTTGTTCTTTTGGCAGCTGCAACTACTTTGTTTTTCATGTCGTTCCATGATGACTTCATATTTTCCATACCTGATTTGGTGGTCTTTACCATGGCGTCTGTGGCGGTTTTTAGGATGTTTTTGTTTTGGTTTTGTGATCTTGTGTTCGCATCCGTTATTGCCTTTAGGCCGGTGCTGATTGCTTGTTTTGATGAATCCATTGTTTTCTTATGAATATTTACCCATTCTCCCATTTTGGCATCGGTTTCTGTGACTACTGTTTGGAGTTTTTCATTGATTGTTTCCACATTTGTTTGTATTGTATCATTTACAGCCGCTGTGGCCTTTACAGCCGGTTTAGCAGTATCAACATCAGCTAATGATGGAGTGCTTGGTGCTGGTAACTTTACAGTTGCATTTGAACGTATTACATTTGCAAAAGCTGAAGCTACCGAACCAGCACGATCCTTCGAATCAGAGATATAATCGAGCACTCTATCGAATTCTCCAGAAATCTCCCTATAAATGTATCCCGGCGAACGGATGCCAAGTGTGCCAAGAACGGCGTTAAGGATGTCACTACCGATCTGCATTGCCTGACGGACAATGTATGGGCCAGCTGACCTTATACGGTCTCCTATCTTCAAGAATTCTTGGTAAACACGTCCAGGTAATTGTCTAACAAAGTTGATTACACCGTTTAGGATGTCGCTTCCAATTTTACGGGCTAAAGCAAGAGCTTGGTTTCCAAAACTGCTTATCCTTAAGATTGTGCTCCGTAACAAGCCCAATAATTGTGATGGGAGGCTCTGGAGGGCTTTCATGAACTCAGAACCCATTTTATGGCCTATCTCACTCATTTTGGATGGTAAAGTAGCTAAGAATAGAATAAATTTGCCAGTAAGCTCCATAGTGTCCCAGATAACCCCATTAATGAGTGACATAGCCCCCCAAATCGCAGAACCAACTATATAAAGGATTTGGCCTATTTTAACAAGTATCTCCCACCATTGCTTCAAAATATCAACCATCTTCATGAGAATAGGCCAAAGGAAGGCTATAATGTCTGCAAGGATCTTTAGAACGGGTACTATGACATTTTGTATAACCCATGCTATAGCTTCTATAACTGGCTTTAAAGCCCTCAGGATGGCTGCAAGGATTTTTAAAGCAGGAACAACAAAAGTTTTAAGAATCCAAGCCACGATCTTAATTATGTCAACAAATAATTGCAATGGGGAGTTAGTGTCATCAATATTCTTCTTAGCATCATCCATTGAATTAGATAGGTCCTTTGTGGAGCTGCTTACATCATGCAATGGTTTTAAGGCTCTCATAAGCTCATTGAAGGCATCATGGAGAGCATCCATAGCTGGTTGTAAAGCTCTCCATAATTCCTGTATTGCTTCTCTAACTTCATCCCATGCTTTCTTGAGGTCTGATAAGACTTTTTTGCCCTCAGCGCTCTTAACCCATTGATCCCATGCCATTTTTAGTTGATCTAATGCAAATTTGACCGTTCGCAGAGGGTTTAAGAGAAATGATATAGCCAATCCTAATGGTCCTAATTTGTCTGTGAGGATCTTAGCACCCTCACTTGAAAAAATTAGCTTCTTAGCAAAGTCAAAAAATGAATTAGCAGCATCTGTGACGGGTTTCAGAAAATTTGTCAAGGATCTCCAACCATCACTCACCCACTTGACAAAACCATCCCATGCGCTCTTAAATTGGCTGCTAAGCCAAGCACCAAAGCCCTGCAGATAATTCCATGCATTAGACGCTCCTTTCGTTAGATTGCTCCATGCATCTTGCAAGTTTTTCACAATAACATCATATAACCATTTAAGAGCATCAATAACCGGTTTTAAGGCCGTGACAAGAGCGTTCCAAGCTGCTACAAGGCCTCCCCATACCCATTCTGCGAATCCTTTGAGTTTTTCCCATAATCCCATCACAGCATTACGGAAACCTTCATTAGTTGACCATAGAACAACCAAAATGGATATAAGAGCCCCTATGGCTGCTATAACAAGATAGATGGGGTTTATGCTCATTACAGCGTTAAATAAGGCTTGTGCTCCAGCCGCCAAATTTATAGACCCTGCGAGTATAATGTTTTTTACGGCTGCTGCTGCACTTGCAAGGCCTTCTCTTATCCTTAAGAGCAATCCTTTGCTTTGTGCAGCGTTAGAAGCTTCTTGAGCGGCTGTAACCCCGAATATTGTTGTTCTGAGCTCTCTCAATTTTTCAATCAGCAAACCGGGGACTGCTTGCATCTTATTGAAAACAACGCTCAAGAATGTGCCTTCACGGGCTGCGAAAGCCAACTCAGCTCTTGCAACAGCAAATTGGGTTCGTAGGCCACCCCAAATACTCGATAGAGTTGTTGAACCGCCTATAAACTCCATTAGTGCCGTTTTAACCTCGAAAAGCGGTTTTAAGGCCACGGCAACCATGCCAAAGGCGCTGCCAATTGCTATGATCCCTCCAACAGCTGTAAGAAGTGTTGAAACCCATCCACCAGTTTTCTGCTCCAACCAATTGAATTTATCAAGTATCTGAGCGACAATCGGCAAAATACGTGATCCAAGCAATGTTAAGGTTTCCTCGATCCTTCCCTTCGCTTCTTCAAGTTTCAGTTTTGCTGTGTCAAGTTGACTTATCCCCCGATATCCTTCAGCTTTCAAAGCAGCATCTAAAGCCTTTATTCTTTCTTCTACTGTTGCTTGATCCTTCAATTTGTCAAGCTGATTTTTTAGGATGCTGTCTCTCTCTAACTGTGCAGTATTACCCGTATTGATGTACTCTATCAAGTCCATTTGCGTTTCAATAGCACTTTTTCCCATCATCGTTGATGCCGCAAAATAATCGCTCGCTGCTTGGCCTAAAGTCTTCAATGCTGCTGTTGAGATGTTTGTTTGCCTTGCAACCGCACCACTAAGTAGTTGATTAATAAAGCTCGATGGGGTGGGGCTTCTTATGTTAATTTCAGTTATTATGTTTTGGTATTCTTGAGCTGCTTTCGCACCTACCTTTGTTGTCATCCACGCTTTCATCATTTCTTTATTCATCGCTCCACTCATCGCTACGCTTGCCATTTGCATAGCACCGAAAGATCCGATCACCCCACTGATTATGCCCTCCAGGCCGCTGAATGCATCGGCAAGGGATGATATTCCTCGGCGTATTGTTGAAATAGCTGATTGTCCTGCTGCTCTCATGCGTGAGAATGCTGATTGTGTTATTGATGACAGTTTATTGAAAGCAGAAGTCCCTGTTGAGGCTGTTGAGTTCATTTCAGCCCGTATTGTGTTCAGTGATTTCCCTGCATTTGTTATTTTTGATTCTGTGTTTGTTGCACTTGCCCTTATTGTATTGAATGCCTGTGAACCCACAGATCCAAGATTAGAGGTTGTGCGGCTGGTTGTTGTTATTGTGTTTTGTAGTTGTTTTGTGCTGTTTTTTGCTTTTTGTATGCTTGTTGAAGCTTTGTTCATGCTTGATTGCAGCGCATTCCCTGTGGATTGGCTGGATTTTGTCAAATTCCTTATCTGTGATTCTGTTTGTTTCACAGACCCTGTTACCTTATTTATTACCTTTGATGCTTGATCTACAGCCTTTAAAATGATTTGTACGTTCACAGGCATTCTTAAATCACCCATCCACCACGTTACATTCAATATTTCCTATTACGGTTCATTTCATCTTCCATTGCCTTGTTACGCTCCTCCTGAAGCTTTGCATAACCTTTTAATAGGAATGCTTCTTGTAATGGCGTTAAGGAAGCTTGTGAAGGCGCTATCTTGTATCCAAGTTCATCTAAAACAATTATTGCTTTGCCTTCATCACTTCTCACGAAATCGATCTAATTCTGCTTCTTCTATCTGTATTCCGCTTATCTCCCTCACATGTTCAAAGATTTCATCAACAACGCCCGGTAATAGTTGTTCTACTTCATTTTCACTCCATTCTTCCCCGTCCACGGTCATTGCCAATGATACTGCTTTAACTTTGGCCTTGAATGATGCTATTGTCTGTTTTGCCAAATCTATGCTCATTGTACCATCCGTTTGTCTTAAGCTGCCTACGTTGAGCTTTACTTGGCCTATGCCTTTTTGTTCTTCAACTACGATTTCTTGCCATTCTGCGCTCGTTAATGGTCTTATTTTCACTTCTCCTTCAAGGGATTCAATATATACTGTTTCTACTTTCTCCACGCCTTTTAATATTGTTTCTTTGTTTAGTATTCCCATTTTAACACCTGTTTCATCCTTTTGTTCAAATAAAAAATTAAGGGGATAAACGATGCTTATGAGCCTTCTAATGCGCTTATACGGGTTTCATGATCATCCAATGTGCTTTCTACTGATTGTAATGTCGTGTTTATCGTGTCAATTGAATCAGATATTGATTCAAGAGTATCCTGTATCTCTGTGAGTGTATTATTAATATTTGCATCCTGAGTTTCAAGGTCTGTCACGGCTTTCACAAGATTCACGATGAAAGTCCAAATATTTCTAAGATTGAGACGCATGGCCCCATCAACATGTAGAAATTCATTATTTTCCGTAATAGTCTTCTCAGAATCCCTTAAATTCTTCTTAGCAGTTCGGGGATTGCTTATAAGGTCTTTTAGCATTATAGGACCTCCATAAAATTAAATAAATGTGGTTCTAACAGTCATCAAGCAGATATGTCAGTCATATGATTCTTAAGGAGCACGTAGAAGTCTGTAGTAATTGTTCCACCACCAACCTTTGTCACTGTGCCTTTTTGAAGGCCTGTCATCTTGAATTTCAAATCAATAACATCCGTACCTTTAATTCCATAATCAGCCTCAAGCGTAGCGGCCGGCATTTTGATAGTCATCTGATTTCCACTGTTATCCATTGGTGTTATGGTCACTTCAGCCGATACTTCGCCGATGGAGTACCCCGGGCTGGTTGCTGATGAGCTGCCAAACTCTGCTTTCTTTATTATGCTATTCCACTGATCATTGAGCACCGCTGTGTCTAACTCGAGCGTTACGGTCCTTGATTGAGCTGGGGGCTGTATCTGCATGAACCGTGAACCAAGACCAAACGCTAAGTCTTTCTTTATTTCATTGTCGATCTCAATAGTCAGGTTTTGAGCTGGGGCTGGTAATGTGGTGTTATCTATCTTAACAGTCGTCTCGTAGAAGGCCAAAGGCGTATCAGCGAACCCGGATGGTGGGGTTGGTTCAGAGGGTAATGTTGCTATCTCTGATGCTGTTTTTGCCACCCCTTTACCACTGAATGTGATTAGTTCTTTTTTCATGTCTAATTTGAGATTATTTATGATTGTGCCTGCGTATTGCCTTTTAAACTCGTCGAAAGCTGCGAAAAGTGTGAAAGAAGGTAGCAGAATGGTGTTTCCCCCATAAAACTCATGAGAGTTTGGTTGTTCTGATGTTCCAGCTGTGTAGATATAGTCTCCTGAAACCCCATATAAGAAGTGCCCAAGGCGTTCAAGATCGGCATATCCCTCAAAATCAATTGATTGACTGTATTCGCCTGGTCTCACGATTTTTGGGGCTCTTGCACTTAGCGTTTCACGTGTAAGGTTCTCTCCTTCAATTTTCGGGTTGAAAGAAGACAATTCGGCATAGAATGAAACAGTGCTTTCAGCAACGCCGAATTGTGCTTCCTTTTTTAAGCCTACTTTTCGTTCTCCCATCGTTTATCACCTCAAAATTTGATTTATAATCCTTTTATTATGAAAATGGGGTTGCTGGGATTTGAACCCAGATCCTAAGATCTCACCAACGTCTTTTTTTCTGGAGTCTTAGATGCTGGCCATTACACCACAACCCCAATTATGGTTTGGATCTTATCAGGAAGCTTATTTGTCCTGATGTGATGAAAAGGTTCTTTTCTCGTATTTCATCACCAATATAATCGAGTTTTTGCAAGCGTATGTTCTGTACATAGGCTCTGGTTTCTGGTTTTGACTTGAAACCGTCTCTTATAAGCTTGAAGGCCTTCGCAACGAGTGATGCTCCTTCCATTGGGTTTTTAAGGATTGTGCGGGGTTTTATCAGGACTAACAAGTCTATGTTGTATCTATACAAATCCATGTGCATCTCCTCAGCCTCAAAAGAAAGATTATCAGGGATTATCCAGACAATTGGCAAACTCTTAAGCTTTGATGTGATCAAAGGCCCATATAAAACCTTTTTCACCCCAAGCCCCTCTGGTGTGAGGATATTTAGCACATTAGAGACAACCAATTCAATTATATCGTATATTTCTTCCATCTTCAAACCCCTGCTTCTTATAGGCCTATTTCAAGATCCGGCTCGCCACATATTGGTAAATCCTATCAGCATCTTTATAGAGGTCTTTCTCGGCTTTCCCAGTCATGTCGAATGGTTTTATTCCTGCAACTTTTTTTGCATAGATACAATCAGCACCCTTCTCACAAGGCTTTCCTGTAAGAGTCCATGCTAACGCTTTTGCTTTTACGGGTTTGATGTATTTTTTTTTAGGTCCGTGAATTCCTGTCCCTTTGTCAAGATATTCGAAATAGAACTTTGGTGTGGCTTTATATGATAATTCACCCATTTTCTTGAAGACTATGCTGGATCTGAGGCCTCCACCACCACCTCTGCCGCTGCGGGCTGGTGTGTACCCTACAAGCTGTTGTTCATAGAATCTAACAGCTTTTTCAGTACCTTGCCGTAAAAATTCTTCGAATCTTTCTGAAAGAAGCGATTTAAACCGTTCAAGATCCTTGAGATTGACCACAATACGTACCATTAGCCATCATCCTCATAAAATACAGGTTTTAATTGGATTGTACGATTAACGTGCGGATCTAAATCTTCCTTTAAGTCATCTGAAAAAACTTTACTCTCCAGTACCTTTGTGGAGTATTCTCTTGCCCTTATTAAGTCTGTGTCCTGTCTTGCAACTGCTTGCATCACAATATTCGCAGCTAATCGCAGACAAACATTCTTAACCGCCGTCGGCGGGCTATCACCAAAATCACGATCACAATAATCAGTTATAAGCGATTCCGCCATGTCTATACACGTTTGAAGAAAATCATCAAGTTCTTCCTCGGTTTCAAAATCAAAAGTATCAATACTAACCCCTGCAAATGTTTTCAAAAGACCTGTTGGGATCACAGTTCACATCCCCCAAAAATTCAAAAAAAGGGTTGTAGGGCCTATGATGTGGCCCATAGAGCATCTGGATCGTTCTTATCAGCTTTTGGTAGTGCTACAACGACTGATTCGGGTACTTCGATACCAGCGGCGGGTTCTACTTGTACAACGAAGTCTGTTCTCGCTGCTTTGGCTTCACGGTCTGGTTCAACGGTTATTTCATGGAATAGGCCAAATATTAGGTTGTTTGGCTGTGCGAGGATCACTGGTGTTGACAGTAGGTCAATAACGCTATCGTAGCCGCTAAACGTCTTATTCAAGACTGGAATATATTTAACTGGAACGCCTTTGTATGGTGGGAGTTCTCCACTTGTAACGGCCGCATCACCCACGGCTGTGGCTCTACTGCCAAGATAATCCCTGTAAGCGTCTGCAACACCATACGGTACATAGAATTTGAAATCAGCGGGGTTTGTAAGGTACTCTGGTGGAACTGCGCTTAACATTTTATCAAACAAGTCAGCTACGTTATCTGAGTCGATTGCAGGGTCAAAATCAGGATTTCCGCCGGATGCTGAGTTAACCCCATAGAGGATGTTAGCGTCAACGTTACCGTCTGTGGAGTCTCCATTTGCCTCTATAGCCTGTCTTATGAACCCTTTACCGCTAAGAAGTATGTCACCAGTTGAATCATTCGTTTTGGTCCTTGAGAATACGAGATATTCTTCGATATCTCTTCTTGTTGCTTGAACAAGAAGATCTGTTAGCGTGTTAGTAAAGTCTCCACGCTCGATGTTTCGGCGTAAAGCCGCATCATAGATCGGTATATAGCCGATTAAGGGTTGTGCTGTCACCGTTATCTGTTTGAAGGTCACATCTGTAGCTGTAGCCGCTGTGCCCTCAGATAATTTTTTCAAGACACGTTCAGGGGCTATAACCCTATCAATCAGCTCAACATTAGACTCCATCGCTTGGAATCTGATATCACTCATTATACTCTCAGGCCTCATCAATCCTTTAACGTACGCAGCGTATCTCTGCGGATTAAGAACTGAAGGGCCTAAATCGTCGATTGTGATCTGTTTCATCGCATATTCGAGTTCTTTTTCTATATCCATACCATCACCACCTACAAAATTCTTTTTTTTTAGGTTAATTTTCTTCCAAGAGCATCTCTGCCAAGGATTTCATATATTGTTTTTCTTGTGTTTGTTGTTGTGCTGTCTGGGGGTAATGCTTTGCGTTTTTGTGGTTTAACTGGTTCTCTGTTTGTTTTTCGTGTGGTTTTTTCTTCTGTTTCAGCTCCTTCTTTTTCTTGTTTCACTGGTTTGTCTTCTGCTTTTTCTTGTTTTGCTGGTTCTTCTTTCGTTTCTGGTTCTTTCTGCAGTTCGTTTATCTGTTTTTCAAGATTGTCAATTTTTTCATATGTTTTTTCAAATTTCTCTGTTATCTCTGTGATCATTTTCACAATATCTTGTGATTTGTTTTCTTCTGATTCGCTCGTCTTATCTTCTTCTTTTACGGGTTCTTCTTTTGTTTCTTCTTGTTTTGCTGGTTCATCTTCCTCCTTCATCCCAAAATGGCCTTTTAACAGTTCATATATCTTTTTAAGCACGTTTTCTTCTTCTTTCATATTATCCTCCTTCATAGAGATTATCTTAGCATCATACACGCATGGCCTGTCCGTTAAACTTATACTAACAATCACAGGATCATCCAACTCTGAAATTGGCCTCCGATTCATGCGCTTAAAGGGTAAAACGGATTTTATGCCAAATTTTTCAACATTCTTCCGTGGAATCGCAGTCACGCTGAAACCAGTCAATTCACCATTCTTTATCTGTTCCCATGTTTCATTGTCAGTTATTCTTGCTGTGATCATCCACGTGCCCTTTGGATAGCCATTCCAATCCTCACGAAGTTGCCATGATTCAACAAGCTCTGCAACGTTCTTCCAATCCTTGTTAAAGATTATATCATGCTTCACATCGAAATACTGATATTGATAGAACGTATTCATCAGTTCCTGTATCTCTTTCGCACTGAATTGCTTCTCACCAGCAGCATATTCACAATCCCGATAATTTGGGATCAATACGGGCCCTGTCACAATTTGTTCTTCTTTATTACTATATGTGTCGAGCACTGAGAATTCTTTTTTGATACTGCCTTTCAGCTCTTTTGATATTTGTTTTTTGTCTATTTCCCCGGTTACAGTCGTTATTTGGTCTAATAGTTTGCCGGCTGCTTCGAATAGTTCATCGTTCTTCTCTGCACCCCTTCCACCAGCAGCAGCTGAACGTATGGCCTTCAAAGCTCTTACATAGACCTTACCATTCTTTCCATAGGGGTAGGCGTATGCGCTGGCTGTTTTAGGGTCTTTGTCAGGGTCTTTGGCAAGGTGGAAAAGAGCGTATTCTTCGATATCCTTGAAATCTGATAAGTTGGGGGCCTCCCATTTTTCATCTGAGATCTTACCATCCTCTATTAATTTTTTGGCGTTTTCAAACGCCTTGTTATTCAATTTCCAAGCCATACAACCACCACCATTTTATTTTACCCATAGTAATTCCATTTCATGATCGTATCCTGCGAGGACTTTTTCCCCATCACCATTGAAATCGTATATTGTCATTGCAACTGCCCTTTCATCCTTGCAAGCTTCTAAGTATTTGCAAGGGCCTATAATGAATTTCATGTTCCCTATTTCAAAAACAACAAATACTACGTCGGCTATTGTTCGTATTGGATGCAAATCAGCATCCAACAAGACATAACCCGCTTCTGCATAGACCCTTGGGATCAAAGAGGGATATTCACCCTCCAACCTTCTTAAAACAGGATCTGGTAAGACTTTATGTATATCAACGTACACTCCTCTTTTTTTTAAATCAGCTACATTATCTCCTATGCCAATCATACACATCCACCACACCACGTTTTATTCCTTTATTTCAACTAACCTAATCAGCTCATTTTCAATGTAAAGTCTTGCCGGCCTTGTAAACGTCCTATCACTGAATATAAGACTGTTGTTTATGTAAATTGGGTGTAAATAGATGTATCCTTCATTTTCACCGGTTGGCATTGAATCAATCATAAAACCACGGATCGTAACAGGCTTATCATCATTATACTTGAATTTTATCATGTCACAAACCGCTTTAAACTTTATATGCCAATCATTCATCGAATAAGGGGTTACAATCATCTCAACAGCCATATCAGCCTTTCTTCTTGCTTTCCAAGCTAATTGACTAAGCCAAGCAAGAACGTCCGTATAGTCTATTTTCATCGATTCACCAATTATCAAGTCTGCATTTTCCCATCCAATCGTATACATCCTCATCCAGCCCTAAAATTTGGTTTACCACCCTTAAAATATTTCAAAGCAAGATAATAGTCTTCCAATTTTTTCATAGCATCTTCCTCTTTGAGCAACGCAACCATCAAGACCATAAACAAGGTTATATTCGCTGAAACACCCTTATCCATCTTCTTAATCTGAATCGATTCATCAAAACAAGCCCTAACCAAAAAACCAAGCTCTTTTTCATCTTTTTCTGGTTGCCATGCTAAAAGGCCATAAAATTCTTCATATTCTTCCTTGATTGATCTTATCTTTTCTTTTAGTGTTTCCAAGACCATCCACCACCACAAAAAACTTTAGAAGAGTTTAACTCATGATAATACAATTATAATCCTTATCAAACCCGTAAATGAGTGTAGGGCCACTGTCAAAGCGTGTGCACTCTAAAACCACCACATTATCGTTCAAAACCCATTTAAAGGCCTTAGAGATGTTCCCAACAAATAATGTATGATCACCATCCTTAAATCTTATAACCACGGGGTCAAAGCTTGTTGTTTCAAGATTAGCATCCAATTTGACATATTCCTTTTCAGCACACCACTCAGGTAATACCTTTGGTAAAAACCCGTTCAAAATCTTCAAAATGTTCAATGGAATGACATCCGTTGTTTTAACCATCTTAGCCATCATAACACCTCAGATATCAACATGTTAATAGTATAGGTTTGGCAATTTTGCAAATGATTCAAGCATCGCATCTAAATCTATCCCTTGCTCGGCGGCAGCAAGTTTCAGAGAGTTATACGTGTTAGGATACCTTTTTTTGAATTTTTCCAATGAGAGCGGATCTTTTCTAATCTCACGCACAAATTCAGCTGGCAGCTCACCAAAGACATGACCATACTCTTTTTGAGCATCGGAGAGGAATGCATAAGGGGAAATGCTCCTTTCATCAAGAATGTCCTTCATATCCCCTGTGTAGGGTTTTGCTGGCATAACTGTCTGTGAAACAAAATTATCATAGGTTTCTTCTTGAATAACGTCTTTTGCAGCTGCTTTTTTCTTCATAGAATTCCATGCGCTCAGGTCATCAGCCTTTTGTACGATTTGTTGCATGTCATCTATTGCATGTGTGATTTCATGCCAAAAATCGCCAAAAACGGGTTCACTGCTGTTTAAATTGATTTTCACCATTCGCATGTCTTTATCATAGACTCCACCAACCGCTCTCGGACCGTTTATGAAATTGGCCCCTTTTAACTGCTTCCTCAAGGGTGTGGGTATGTGTGATACTTCAATTTTGAGTTTCTCAACGAATTCATCAAGTGTTTGGCCAAAGGGGAATTTATCACCTTTTGGTTTTTCTATGGTGATTTTGAAGTCTGTTGTTTCATCATAGATTACATATTTGTTTTTAGTGTTTTTTATGACTTTGAATTCTGCTTTTTCTGGTTCAGGGCTTTTTAGGATTGTTTTCCGGCCTTTGAAGATTTGGCTTTGGTATACTCCGTCTTCGATGTTGAATAGCCATTCTTTGTATGTGATCCCAGTTTTCATCTTGTATAATCTTTTAACAATTGCTTCGATATCATCAATCCCTAAATTAGTGCCTTCTATGAGCTTTAAAATGTCTTTTGGCACGCCTTCTAATCCTGACCAACCAAAAAATCCTGACCAACCAAAAAATGCTTTTTTCCAAGATCCATCTTTTTGTTTCCAAAGTACCTCCCCGTTCTCAATTTTCACGTTTCCTTTTTGTATGTGTTTATAGACTTGTTTTTCTTCTTTGTTCAGTTTTGGCATTGTTTTAGCTGGTTTGGCGGGTTTTTTGGGTTTTATTTCTGTGACAACCTTTTTCAGCTCTGGTTTATATGCTCTGCTTAATTCTGTAGGAATCTTTGAAGGTTTTGGCTTCCATCCGGCCGCATTATATCGAACCATTTGCTGAGGGGTTCTTGTTCTTGGATGTGCGGCATTAGAAGGCTCTATGATATATGGGGTGATCGTGCATCTACAATGAATCCATTCTCTAAGAGGAGCGCTCCTGTCACCGGGGAATCTTTGCCTGTTTCTGAATGGTTCGCCTTTTTTCACGATCTGTAGATGGTTTCGGCGGTGTGAAAATCTCACTCTCCTATCACCAACCGTTATCCATTGGATATAATCGATTACAGGGTCTCTCATGTATTCTTTCCATTTGACATAGTTCATCGTATTATGTGTTTCTGTCCAGACAATCGAGAGGGCCTTATTATAGTTTTGGCGGGGTAAGACTTGTTTAACACGGGCTGCGATCATTTGTGTGCTTTCTCCACGGTTAACGCCTTCTACGATGATGTTTCGGATTTTGAATTTTGTGCTCTCAGAAAACTTCCCAGCAGTCTCCAACGGATTGTTTAAGAGTCTGCTAAGGACCTCAGAGTCTCCAGTGCCGTGTCCCATCGCCTTCACGAGTTTGGCACGTGCTCCACCAACCTCCAGCTCAACGGCTTCCTTAATTCTCCTCTTTGGGTGAAAGGGCTTACGCCAATCCGTTGATAATGGTGGAAGACTCTTAGCAGAAAAAGGTATATCCCTACCAATCTCAGCGTATTCTTGTTTTAAGCCTTCTTGAACGGTTTTAAAGATATTAGCGTTTGCTGAGATCATCGCATCATATAATTCTGCTTCAAGCGTCTTACAAAGATTATTAACATCACCAACGAGCTGGTCAACAATATTACCGATCATTGGAAGCTTCTCATAATCTTTAAAGAGCATTGCAAGCCTTTCATTAAAATTACGGAGCGGTGTGATGATTTCAAGAAAAGATTCATGACAAAGCAGCCTCAACTGTATTTGATCCAACACTAAGATCCTTTGTCTTGTATTAGCTGATAACTTGACCAAAACCATCACACCATTTGGCCTATTCTAAGCGTTCATTTGCTTCTCTAAGCTTCTTAGCAACCTCAGCAACCGGTTGCAAGCTCATAGCAGCCGCCGCATCAAGTGGAACGCCATTGCTATATAATGTTTCTGCCTCAGGGCCAATAATTTCTTCATCTATGTCAAAGTAAGATTTAAGGTATTCTCTGGCCTCTGCAGGGCTTAGGATACCTGCGTTCACAAGACTAACGGTGCTGTTAACGTCTAACTTGAATTCACGAGTGCTTGTCCTGTTTAGCATGAATTTACCATCATCTTCAAAACCTTCCTTAATAACCCATCTCGTGATATTGGACTCTATACGCTCTTGTAAAGGAGTTATAACACTCTCATAATAGATTTTCGATGATTCAATCGCTGTGTTCCCACCAAGAGACCCATGACGGGTTATACTGATCCTATAAGGGGGGACCCTGTGCACGGAGAGGACTTCATCATCGATCAATTCCATCAGTTTCAGGAATTCTCCTTCTTGTGATTGGCCTCCCATTTCTTTTATTTCAACATCAACGGCTTTAGAGTCTGCAGATTTCAGTGTGAGGATCATAGCACTGTGTGGATTGTCCATAACCTTCTGTAAAGCCTCCTTCGCCTTATCGGATAATGTGACATCAGGGTTTGTAGGGTCAACATCAGTAAAAGACCCCTTCACGATCATAAGAAGACTGGGGACCCCAAAATTCTTGAAGAAGCTTGCATTATACTTCCTCGCAGCAATACCAAGATAAATCGCAGGTATCGCAGGAATAACAGGAGCAAGGCCATAATAATATGATCGGGGATTATAATTATTAAACCAAATAACAGTGTCTCCACGCTTCTCAAAAGGCAAACCATCCTTAAACTCCCCAGTATCCTTATCAACATCACCCTCAACCCATGGAAGCTTAAACCAGACCGTACGAGACCCCACCTTTTGAGCAACCCGCTTATCATCAGCATGCCGCCTCAAAGTATGAGCAGGAATATGATACAAGTCAATAGGCTTGCCATTGTCATCGTATGCGACTGCAAGAGCCGCATAACCAAGACTTTGATAATCAGAGACAAGATTATAAATCACAGAAGTAACGGGGTCTTTTAAGCTCTTAAAAAAGCTTATAACTTCCTCAGATTCAGATTTAAGATCATATCCTTTCCCTGCAACGTCCCCTGCAACCACGTCTACACAGGCCATATGAGTGCTATTCACCTCAAGAAGGGCTGCAAGCAAATTAGGATTATAAGGAGGCTCTATTAGGTTAAATTCTTCATATCCACCCATGAACGGGTCTTTAATGAGCTTACGTCCATCCTCTTTGAGAGAGTATTCAATTAGCTCTTCCAGGTCAATTTCATCTTTTGTGCTGCCAAAAAGCGAAATCATCACAAATCACCCACCATTTTTTTTTTCATAATGTTGAAATCGAAAATCGTGCTGTTTCAGTAAATAGGCTTTGGAAAGCCCCTGTTAGAGCATCAACTTGATCATCATGAATACCGGCGGTTGGGAACGCCTCTAATTCATCCAATAGGGTTTGTGTCCATTCCCTACTGAGTATATGCACTTTACCGGCCTCTGCATACGCTGATAATGGTTTAGCCCTCTCTACTTTGCTGGTTTGAACACGGGCCCCTCTAAAATTGTAACCAGCCAATTTACGAGTGTAATAATCGATCACATGCTTCCCAGAGGCCCCACCTTCTTGCTCTATCCTTATAGCAGTTCCAACACCATCCAAACGGGCACACTGCAATATTGCAGACTCCACTTCCATTGGAGTGCCACGCAAACGACGGATATCAAGAACCCAAACCTCACCATCCGCATCTAAACCAAGGAGAGCCCCTACAGTCCAATCAGGGTCAATGCCCTCTTTTTCAGGGGTTGCTGCAAGATCCCAAAACCTAACCTTTTGTACGATCGGTTTAGGCTCATCCTCAATCTTAAACCACTCCTTTTTGAAAAGGCCGGCTTCTGGGGTCACGTTCCAGTCACCATGCTTCAAACGCCGCCTTGTAACCCAATCCAACTCGTTAAGGGCCTTCTCATATTCTTCACGGTTCAAATAAGGATTCTCACGCCAAGTAGAGGAAATAAAACGCTTATCCCCATCAATAAAGCGTTCTTTCACCCACTGATGGCCAACACCACCCGGATTACCCGTTGCACGCATTCTAAGCGGCAACCAATCATCCTCATCCTTCCTAAGTGACCTGAACATGAACCTGTACTGTGTCTCCGTAAATTGCGTTAATTCATCGAATCCAATGAAATGGTACGCCGATCCCTGATATCGCTCCCTATCAGCTTCTGTTTCCATATGACCAAAGTGTAGCGTGGCCCCGCTTGGGAATTCCCAGCGTTTTTTGTGTTCTTTCCAAACAGCGTCTGTATCATCTAACCAAGTGTGGGAGATTGTTATAAGGCCTCCTTCTTGTGTTAGCTCAGGGTATGTTCTTCTAAGGATCAAAGCAGAGTATCCCGGGGCTTCTACATATTGTAGGGCTGCCATAAGCATTGCTACGCTTTTTCCACCCCCAGCAGTACCCCCATAGAAAACTTCACGCTCCTTGCTTGTTAGGAACAAAACCTGCTTGTAGAATGGCTTAATCGGAATATAAGGGTTTAACAGGACAGTTACGGTTAACAAAGCTTTATCCTCAGCACCCAGAATCCTTTCATGTCCACTTACCATCCCCAAAACATCACCCAAACTACTCCGTTTCATTATCCCGCTCTTTATCAAGCTTCTTAAAGAACTCCTCAGCTTCTCTTAGCTTAATCTTCAAATCCAACTTCACATCACCCTTCACATTAGCATTAACATCCTGCCTAAGAAAATCACGCCTCGCAAACTGCTGAGGATTCCTACGCTCAAGATACCACGCCGCAGCCTTCCAATCCCCCTTAACCTTCTTCTCAGGATCGCCAACCGCCGCACGGGTGATAATAGCAAGATATTTGGCCTCTGCGATTTTCTCGGCGTTTTTTACGGCCTCCAGAAATTCCCGAAATTTTCCTCTTTTGGCGGTTTTTCCTTTCTCTTTCCAGGCGTAGTAGGTTGATACGCCGATTCCTGCGAGTGCGCAGGATTGTTCTATTGTGTATCCTGTTTTTATGTATTTGCAGATTTTTTCTTGTGTTTCGGGGGTTAGTTTGGTTTTTCTTCCTCTTTTGGCCATTTTTTACAACTCCTTTATCATTTTTTTGGTGATTTTTTCGTTTATAATCTTTTTTTCTTCTTCAGTTAGGTTATAGAGTTGGTATATGATGTTGTCTATTTCTGTGTAGAGTTCTTCAATCCTTTTTTCATTGATGGGCTTTCCCTGTTTTTTTAGTTCTAAGATTTGGTCAACAAGATCTTCTATTTTCTCTGCAAGATATTTGTTCTTTTTTGTGATGCTGGGGATGGGAAACCTTTTTATAAATTCTCCTTTTATTTCGCCTTCGATTCCACCACCCATGTAGAATCTGTAAAATGCAAACTCAAAAAACTTAGAATTGAAAATACCAAGAAGAAATTTAGGATTTTCACTAATTAAATGCTCAGTTTTATGAGAAAGCTTATTATTATCGTTATGCACCCTGTTACAAAGATGAAAAGCAACCTATCTATCTTAGCATCGATCTCCTTGATCCTATGCCTCAAATCATTTATATCATTTCTCGTAATGCCATTTAAAGTTTTTTTGGATTCTGCAAAGCCTATCATCTTCTCCTTGAATTCAAAAAGTTCATCAAAATCTTCTTTCCTCAAACAATGAAAAATGGCCTCTCCGTTAGACTTCTCCTTGTCCATACCTCGCCCCCTGACTAATGTACCCTGCGATAGCACCGATACAAGCCGCTGCAAGCTCAGTATTCCTTGTCATAATACATAGAGCACCAAGCACTCCTAAAATCACTAAAACAACAAGCAAATCCTTGTCCATCAAGAACCACCACCTTTACAATTTTTTTATTAGAATATGATGCCAAAGTCGAGTGTTAATTTAATCCCTGCAGTATATCCGTTTGCAGCCGCTACAACAAGGCCACATGATTTACATATGATATACCAATCATCTGAGCGTTCAAATTTTTCTGATTCGCAACAGGGGCATTTTGTCATGCACAGCAACTCTTTCTTTATTATTATTATGTGACTTGCATCCAGAACTTTCTTTGGTCAAAAACTTGGCAGATCGCTCTTTACAATGCGTAGGCCCTCCAATGGCATTAGTTTCATGTAACAGTCAAGCAGGTTCGTTAAAATCCGAATATACATATCCTTAGTAAGCCCAACCTCCTTAACAACCCTATACCATCCAAAATCTATACTATGATGGCTATTCTTCGATTTCACAAAAAAAGAAAGGGCCACAATGATCTGTTCACTCGTAGCCCTGCTGTGAAGCTTGTTAAGGCCAAAACGGGAGATTAGATAGTGTACTTGTTCCTTATCAGATTGAGTCAACGACATTCTTTCTGCGATGACATCAATATCCCTTTTATATTGTGACAACCTCCATTTTTTCTTGTTCCCATGCTTAGAATCAAGAACAAGAAGCCGTTTAAATCGTGCACGTTCCATTAGGCTTCAACCCCTTTTTGGCCTCAATTAAAAGCCTGAAATCCCGCAAGGCATCATGTGCATCGAATTCACCATTACGCAACAAAACGGTTTCTATAATCTCCAAATCAGCTAAATAAGCTTCAATGACTTCTTTGTTGCATTTAAATTCCACAACATTGTCCATGTTATCCACCACACAAGATTATTCCTTTAATTATTATATTCGATTTCCACCTTTATATATGCGTTTTAAGAGCATATGCAAAAAAAAAGGAAAAAAGGATTAAAAAGTTGTTACACAAACATCAGCGATACCATAATCGGCGTTTGTGCTTCTTTCAGCAAGTACTTCCCCGTTTTTGAGAATACGCACCGTTAAATTCTCAGAGCCACCATCCATTTTTTGGAAAAGTGCAGAAACAATACTGGGATTGTCAGGGACATCAAATGTTTGTGGACCGGTCCCTGAAACGCTTTGATCACCATTTTCATCGCCGTATGTGCCTTCCCAGTATCCGGGGTAGTCTACTTGCACTTGTATCTTGTTTTGGCCATCTGTGCTTGGTATCGTTTTTTGTTTCATTATAAAACCTCCCATTTGCCTCTTAAAACGCTTTTGTACAATTCTTTCTCGGTTTCAGTTAAGAGTTTTGGATTAAGCTCAGATCTTGCAAAAACCTTCATAACATCCTTCATATTGATGATGACATTACCAGATTGATCTTTTTTAACATTAACTGGTTTTTCGATGTTATCAACAATACACAAAGACTTGAGAACCTTATTTTTGTTTTTTCGGGGCTTTTTATATTTATGTCGTCCCAATTTGCGATTGCATTCATCACAGAAACTCTTTCGAATGATATGCCCCTCAGCACTCCTTAAAACCGGAAACAAACCATATCTTTTAGGTTTTCGACATTCAGAGCACAGTACAACGTCGTCTGGCTCTAAGCACTTAAAACAAACAAATCCATAAATAGCGTTTCTACACGCCCTATATTCCCCACAACGTATGCAGTTGGTCCTTTTACGTATAACTTTTCGAACCATATTCCAACACCTCATTTAAACAAGTATTATGCCTTCATCAATCAAAAAGGCTAACATATGGTCTGGAATTTGAATATACCCAAGTGTTCTTTCTTCAATATACCCTTTTGCCTTTAAATTGTTTATTTCTCGATGTACATCGTCTAAAAGCGTTTCATCATCAACAACCCATTTAATTAACGTTCCAAGACCACACTGACCATTATTGTTCTCCATTTCATCATAGACAACTCTAAGTATCTTTTTGGCAAGATTGGAAAATTCTTGATCATTTTTAACATCATCTTCATCAAAATCATCTACATTTTCCTCTGAGCTATCGGGGTAAATTTTGGCATCTTCAAATTCGATTTCAAGGCCTCTTTGACTTGCTCTTTTGAATGCAAGCTTCATATCAATGAAATATGTGGTTTTACCATCTATACGCTTTTTATTCTTTATAATACCTCTTAATTTCTGCATAATCGCTGAAATCTTCTGCACAGTGAATTCTTCACCAAATTCATCACGTAATCTTTCTTGTATGTCTTGTACCCGCACTTCTTTCAGTTTTTCCCTAATAATCATCTGTAAAACACTATCTTCTAATTCAAGACTGTCTTGTTTCCTCAACCTTGAATACATCACCCCATATTCATACAATTGATTAAACAAGTCATCTGAGTCCCTTTCTCCATCAATGAGGGCTGCTAATGCAAGTAACGGTGACAATTTGTTCCAATCCCTGCCATAAATCTTATCATGTTGATCATACAAGTTCACATAAGCCAAATAAGCCTTCTTAGCATATTTAAGGCCAATCAAGTGCAAATCAATGAATAATTCATCAAACGCCTCATCCATACCCATCCTACGATAATTTCCAGCGAAATGAGAATCCTTTGGAGCTTCTTCCATGATTATAATGATTCCTTTCTCATCAAGCACATCATTAACTTCTCTTGTTCCGATAGCGATAGGAACGCTTGCATTGAAAGAATCCAAGTCCATGGTCTCTTTGTTTATCCTTTCAACTGTGCTGTCCCTGTACCAAGCGTTTTCAAGATATTGCCGATAGATTTGATCTTTCACAGGATTTTCAAAAATTTCTTCGTAGTGTTCAACGAACATGATCCCTTTGAGCCCGCTGGCCTTCCTGAACATCACAGCCTCCGTTGAATCAGCTGACACTTCACCGGGGCCTTGGAAACATGTTTTTGAGAGGAATGAGAGTGTTGTTGATTTTCCAACATTCCTTAGACCAAACAAGACGATGTAAGGATACCAAATGAAAATTTGGCGCATGTAAGTGCCTATAATCCATAAAGCCAGCAGGATGTACTCTCTTTTATCGCTGAAATAAATATACTCCTCTAACAAGCCATATAACTTGTCAAAAACCCGTGATAATGTCAAATCTGTCAAATCTTTACGCTTAGGGATGCCCTTTTTATTCCACTCATTCAACATGCGAATTATCGTTTTTTCAACCCTTTTTGGCGGTTTTATCTTAGCCCCGTCTATGCGTGCTATTTTAGGATCAACCTTCTTCCAATCCTTTATATCCCTATCGTTGATCCCCACACTGATACCATCCTTTGAAAAGACAAGAAAAGCATCCTTTTTAGGATTGTACCAAGAATAATAGAGCTTTTGAGAATCCACATCAAAATATTGCCCCGCTTCAATTTTTGGCCTTTCCTCAACAAAATCTTCAAAAAGATCTTCAACAGTAACCCACTCAGGTTTTTTCTTTGATTTCCCACTTTTTTTATTGGATTCATGCCTTACACACTTCTTACATACAGAATGGCCAATCTTAAGGGCCTCTCTAAGTTTTTTACAAGTGTGTGGCTTCAATTTCCCATTTTCAATCTTTTTCCTTGTTGTTTCAAGCAAACGAGTGATCTTGTACCCATCATAATCTGGAAACTGCTTAAAGAAGTGCTTGGCCTCAGAAACGCTTAGAGAAGTGCGCATAAGGAAATTGGCAAACACCATGTTCTCCTTATCATCCAATGGATGATCTCTACCCTTTAGAAACTGTTTAACGCACTCATAATCAAAAAATTCAAATTCTTTTTCAAGACTTTCAAAAAAAGCAACAAAATCATGCACAATCTCATTATCCTCTTTTATAGGCCTCCTAAGTATAGTGGAATAATTAGATGAATTAAACCACCCAAAGACCGGAGCAGCATCATCTAACAGAATATCCACGCCTAACCGATCCGAATTACGTCGTTTCACAATATTTGCGACCTCTTCTGAAAAAAAGAAAGTATAATATTCATTCCCAAGCATACCAGTCGTAAAAGTCTCAAAACGGCCACCAAACCGCTCAACAGCCAGAAAATACAAAAAGGGATTCTTAAACCTGATTGCAAGAAGATTAGCAGGACCACAAAGATATCCATAGGCAACCGCATTGTCTTCATAGAGTTCATAGATATCTACAGGGCCTGCACTCTTTTTTCGAAATTCTTGCAAGATATCAAAATTGATGATCTTTTTCTCAGAATCAAAAAAAACAACTGTTAAACTGTATTTTTTTCTACAACTGTCATTAAGTGCTCTATTTAATATTTTCATATGTACCATCCACCACACACTAAATTAAAGATTGTAGAACCCCCCAAAAAAATGTGCTGATGCACTGGGGGTTCTATAATCACAAACTATTATTTTTGTTTTTCTTTTATATATTTTTTTAGACGCTCAAAATCATCTTTGCTTAATTCTCCTTCTTTTGTTTTTTGCATTGCAAGCAATGTGACAGTCCCTTTTGTCACAGCCTTCCCATCAGCTTCCAATTCACTTGATAATCGTTCATAGATCTCTGCTACATTTGAACCGCTTGTATCTTCATTTTCAACAGCATCCACTTCTTTATCACTGCCATTTTCTAAAGAATCTGTTGGGGTTATCGGTTCAAGATCTACTGAATCTATGACCTTAGATCCCTTATTAACCTTAGCAGAACCGTTTGTTTCTTGAATAAGGATATTTTCATTGTTTTGTAACTCAATGGACTTGTCTAATTCCTCCCTGATATAAATCCCTGATATATTGAATTGCCTACGCAAAACAAAGACTTCTGCAACCTTCTGAATCATAGCGGACGGATATTTCTGCCAAGCACTGGAACGAGGATTAGCATACTCCTTGAAGTCAACAAAGGCCACACAAGGAGTATAACCCTTCCTATAGGCTATAGCCCATGCCCCAAGGATTTTACCACGCTTAGTGCCAAATCTATGGATAACTTTACCACGTTCGGCGTCTATCTCAAAAACATCCCCTTCACGCACTACAAAAGAATTCAAGCCCTGATACTCAGGATTTTTCATTGCAACCTTCAAATAACCATCCCTTGAAACAATGTAAGTGGGTTCAGGTTTCCCACCTTTCGTTTTTGGCACTTTCAGAAAGTATATTTCCTTAAGTAGCGGGTCAAGATCGTACCGATTGGCCATATACAAGAACATAGCCAGTTCTTCATCGGTTGCGCCGGGGGCAACCGTCCTTTTAATCAAATCCAATGTCTCCTTAGGCATTTGCCTAAAACGTTCTGCAGCAATGCTTATTTTGTCCGTAATCTTATTCCCCATCATTTTTTTCACCTCACCCCTTTTTTTATAATTCCATTTCTTCCATTTCATCCTCAACCTCCCAATAGACTTCTTTCATCTTCTTGTAGATTTTGCCAATGTCGAAGGCTATTTACCCTTTTTTTGATGGGGGAGACTTCTCCGGTCTCCTCCATCTCATCCAATCTTTTTTTTAGGGCCTCCCTAACGATTTGACTTCTACCTTTCCCCGTTTGATCGGAGTAGGAAATAAGTCTTTCCATATCCTCAACGGGGATGTAGAAACCCCTTAAAACCGTAAGGGACTGTTTTGGTTTTTGCATACTATCACCTCACAATTTTTTTT